CGCCATAAGTCAATTTATCACCAGGGACATCAATATCCTTCAAATATGATGGTTGAATGGCAGTTCCTAAACTAATTTCTGGTATTCTTGCTGAATTGCAGAAGAAAGAAACCTTTGGTTCTTTTGTCAAAATAAAATTAAAACCAACAGGTGATAAGAAGTTTCTATTTCCTATCTGCTTATCAAATGCACCAGCCATTTGTTTTTATTTGTATTTAGATAAAAAAAGAGGGTTCCGAAGAACCCTCTGAGAAACCTTGTGAAAATGGATCACATGAGGTTCTTAACCTGTACTCTCTGATAGTAACGGTTTCTGTCAGCGGTAACTGCGCTAGTTGGGCTTGAAGTAGCACCATCGTTTGCGAATGGGTTAGCAACAATACCGTAGCGAGTCTTAAATCCAATTTTTGGCTGGAAGTTGTTCTCACCGACGGCACGTACCATCTGCAGAGGAACGTATGGGCAATAGAACAGACCTGCGTCATAAGGTGAAGTACCCTTATAACCGACAACGTAGTACTGCGAAGCAGCAGAGTTTGCCGAATATGGGTCAATGTAGACGCGATACTTACCAGCGAGAACACCAGCGAAGGTGTTGCCAGTGTCATCAACGTTCAGGTTAGCGTTGAGTGCTGGGGTGTAATCAAGTACACCAGCCATGGTCAGAGCGGAAGCAACGTCTGCTGAACACAGAATGACGTTACCCTTCCCTCTACGAGTTCTTTGGGCAATGCGGTTTGCATCTCTTTCGATCTGGAAGATCAGACCCTTGAACTTCTCAACCGACCAGCGACCGTTGGAGTCAACGTCGAGGTCAAAGATGCCAGGATTAGCAACGTTTGCTCTAGCACCAATTTCAGCGGACTTATAGATGGTGCGGATAACTTCGCGGTTGATTTCTGCGAGGATCTCAGTTGACAGAATGTTTGCCAACTCAGCTTCTGCATTCAGACCGTGAATTGCCTTGAGGTCCTGAGCGAGTTCTAAGGAGTACTCAGCCTTCAGTGCTCTTGACTGTGCAGTAACGGTGACCTTCTCGATTGAGAATGCCATCTCGTTGAACTGGTTTTCGCCGTCGTTTCCAAGACGCTCAGCGTCTCCAGTCTGCATACCACCACCAAGGGTATATGCTCCAGCAGGACTGTCGTTAAGAACAGCTGGGTTGTCGCCAGTATAAGCTGCGGTAGTACCAATACCCAGAACATCACCCATTCCTGTTGCCTGAGCACCAGAGAAGTTGGTGTTTGCTTCGTCGAACAGTGCTTCCGAACCAGACTGACTGGTGTACTTCGAACGCATTGCGAAGATCAGTCCAGTAGGACCGTTCATTGGTTGAACGCCAGCGAGGTCATAAGCGACCAGGTTAGGCATTGAGCGTCTGATCAGGGAGATCAGAACAGGGTCGAAACCTGCGGTTGGGGAAGCACTGGTGCCACCGAAACCACCGGATTGACCAGCAGAAGCGTTAGCATATGATGCTTCGGACAGGAACTCACGCTCTTCGCGGAGTGCTCTTTCTTGGTTCTCCAGGAGAACTGCGGTTACCATTCTCTTGTGTGCATCTTGGATGCCACCGAGACCCTCGTGGTTGAGGATAGGTGCCCACTTCTCCTGCAGGTGTTCAGCATTGAAACCTTGCATTTGAATTTTACCTCTTAAAAGTTTTAGTTTGATTTATGATCTAAAAATCACTTTTTAGCGACTCTGGTCAAAGTTGAGAGATATGACTCCATCAAACCAGACACTTGGACTGATTCTTCAGAGTTTGTGCTCTCAGAAATGTTCTCTGACTTGTCTCTTTGAGTACCAGCAGTTGAGGGGAAATAAGATTCTCTCAGTGCTACCAGTTTCTCACGATACTTCTCTTCACTATCAAACTCAACATTTTCGGCAAGAGAAGCGAGTTTATCCTTCTGCGAAAGTGCCAGACCTTCACAGACCTCGGAGAAGATTACATCAGCAACCGACTCGGCTAATCTTTGTTTGAGAGCAATATTTCTTTCGATTTGCTCGTTGAGTTTATCTTCCATTTCATCTAACTTCTCTACCATAGTAGAGAGAACATCATATTTCTCTTCAGGGATTGATACATAATGATCTTCAAAAAGACTTCTCATTCCGGTGAGGAATGATTCGGTCATTTCAGTCTTGAGTCCTTGCTCAACAGAGAGTTGGTTTTCAGTTACCCACTCTTCTGCAACATACTCAAGATAAGCATCAACTCTATCGGTCAGTTCTTCCTTAATGGTTGCAACTTGCTCCTCAAGAGTTTGCTCATACTGTGCAGTCAGTTCTTCTTGAATTTCTGCAACTTTTGCCTTGATAGCAGTTTCAAAAATGGTGCGTGCTCTCTCTTCAAATTCTTCAGAGAGTTCTTCGCCTTGGAGAAGAGCATTAATGTCTTCTTCGACATCATAGGTCTCTTCTTCGACAACTTCTTCTTCAGTAGTTTCTTCTTCGGTAACTACTTCTTCCTCAGCAGTCTCTTCTTCTGCTTCGGCAACTACTTCGCCTTCAACTTCTGCCTCTTCTTCAGCCATCTTTTTCATTGGCTCAGCGGGCTTAGCACCTTTCTTTACAATGTCAGCGACAGTTGCAAGTGAAGGTTCTTTGAGTTTGGCAGAGTTGTCATCTACCTTATAGTTTTCTGGAGTAGGACCGCCAAGATCTTCCCAAGCACCGGTTTGACCAGGAGTTGCAACAGGAGTTGCACTCTTGTGTGGTGCTTCAGCTTTAGCAGCGCCTTTCGTTACTACGTTTTCCATTTCTTGTAAATTGCTACCAACGGACATTTTTGATTAGATATTTTTGTATTAATCTATATTTATTTATAAATTAAAGATTTGAGAGGAACTCATTGAATAAATTCAACTTATGTTCTTCAAGTCTTCTTTGATCAACAAGAGTGTTGATTCTCTTTTGAGTTCTCTCTGCAAGTTGTTCACGAAGAATTCCTCCTTCCCAAACCCACTCTTTTCCTTCCATAATTCCCTGAACAAAAGCATCAGGAGCAGAAGGATCGGCAACGATATCAGCAGCAGTTGCTAACATGAAATCTTCACCGACAACTTTATGACCTTCATTTGTGGTTCTTAATGAACCAACGCCACGAGAAGAAACTCCGAGCATTACACCCTCATCAAGGAGTGAAGATGCAATCTTACCCATAGGAGTATTCAGAATTTGTGCCTTACCTTTAAAATTACTTCCTTCTTGAACGAGAGAAGTAATTTTGTGAGAAACACGATCAAGATTAACGGTAGGACCATCAGGGTGACCGAGTTCTCCAAGAGCACGACCCTTCTGAACAAAAGTTTCGTTATATCTTTTTACCTCACGGGAAAGAGTTTCCATAGGATACATTCTACCATTACGGTTTTTAATGTCTCCCTGAAGGAAAACTCCCTCAATGTATAATTTTTTAGCGGAACCTTTACCTTCGGTAATGATTTTTACGTTTGAAATTTCTTCTGTGATAAGTTTCATTTTTTTATGCAGTAAATCCTACTTTTGTTGCTCTCACAGCAGTGCTATCAGCCCAGATGACATAACTTGCTTGCTTTTCCAAAAACTCAACATGTCCAGTTGGCATACTAAAAGATACAGTATCAGCAGCGCCAACAGTGCTTGCCATACTGACAACAGCAGTGCTACCAACACCATTGTAGAGTCTTACGACCGTTGCGTTAGAAACACTGGTTCCACCCGCAGAGCTATTGCCAAGAGCAATTTCGTCACCAATCAATAAAGTTCTTGTCATTATTCTTGTTCCTCTGATGATTGATCGTCACCGAATAAGGATGCACCAACTGTTGGACGAATAGCATCAATTCTTTGTGCTGCTTTTGCATAAAGAACATCTTTAATTTTGTCGCTAATGTCCGACGCAGCGGCATCTGACCCTATCAAATTTACAATTTCTTCCATAAAAAGTGATTATAACTATATTTTTTATTTATATCTCGCCACCTTTTGGTTCTTTGACCTGAGTAATTTCTCCTGATGCCTCAAGGTCTGGTTCCATTGGCACATCACCCATCATTCCCATTTCACCCTCTTGAGGAAGTGGTTCTCCGGTGATTGGATCAATAGAACTTGGATCGGGGATAATACCATCTTTAATTTCTTGTTCAATCTGCTCATCCATTTCAATCATTTCCGAATCAGTTTGGCGAAGAACCTTTCTACGAACCCACTGTGTAGAATAATACTTTCCAATGTACGGTTCGATGGTAGCAAGAACACCGAGTCTCTCATTGAGCATTTCGGTTTCTTTCAGTTCGGCAAATTGATTATCGTATAAGAAATCATATTGAATGTGATCTGAAATTATTTCCCAATCTTCTGGTGAAACAATGTTTTTGAGAATTAATTGAGTTTTTAACATATCATTGAACATTTGAGCAAATCTCTTTCTCAAACGCCCAACAAATTTTGCAAACTTAAGTTCGTCTCTCAGAATTTCGGAAGAACGACCAAGATTAAAACCACCATCGGAAGCAATTCTTGATTCTGGAACTCCGAGTGCTCTATAGAGTTTCTTTTGGAAATACTCAATATCTGCAAGTTCTCCTAAGTTTTGTCCGCCAGGAAGTGTGGTGATTTCAGTTCCTCTACCACCTTCTCTTCTTGGAAGCCAGAAGTCTTCCATCATAGACATAAACTTACGATCATCACGAACTTCGCCAGTGTTTGCGTCATATACAAGTTTGTTACGATAACGCATCATGACATCACGGAGATATTGTTCTGCCTTCACTTTTGGAAGATTGCCAACATCAATATAGAATATTCTACGTTCTGGTGCTCTTGACAAACGATAGATAACCAAGGAATCCTCAATCATTCTGAGTTGATTGAGTGCCTTGATTGCTTTGTGGAGATATGAAAGAACTGATCCCTTGTTTCTATCTACAAGGCCAGAGGTGCAATAAGTAATGGCATCTTTGGCGATTTTAGTTCCTTTGTTTCCGCCACCACCACTCATCATCCCTGTTGGATAGTTTGGTTTTGGTGTATAAACAAAGTACTCTTCAATTTCTGGGGCAATCGCATTATTTTCGTTATTGCGACCAGAAATGTTTGGTCCGAGAGTATTATTATCTTTTTTCTTTTCTTGGCGGACGAACCGCATCTTCATAGGATCGATGTACCTCAGTTCTTTGATGCCATCCTGCGGTTTTTTGAGGTCAATTACCTTATGATAATAAAGTCTTCCATCAATATACCAGTTCCTAAAAATTTCATGTGACTTTTTATCAAAGTCTAAAAGTTCTTTTATATACTTAAATTCCTGTCGAATTGCTTTTTTTAACTTATCAGTTGCATCCAGATTAGATAATTCAATTTCGATAGGAGAATCGTACAAGTCGCTTACGATTGCCTCATTTACAACGTCTTCAATGGCACCATCACACTCTGGGTGAAGTGCCATTTCTCTATATCTTTTTATTAAATCAAACTCAGTTCTATATACACCCTCAATGTCTACATAAGAACCATAAAATCCACTAGAAATATAGTTATCAACCCCGTCCTCATTATTTTGAGGAACGGGGGAAACTATAGAGTCTGGTTTTTTTTCTATATCCTCAATCGAAAAACCAAAAAGTTTTGCCATTATAATCTTGACTAGACTGTGTTATTCTACTATTTAGGCGATGTCTTCACCACCAGCATTAGGAGAAGTTCCTCTCGATGCTTCCCACCACTGAACCTGAAGTTCTACTGTGAACTCTTCAAT